TAGGCTTAGTTGCCCATGTTTCAGCAGTGAAATTTGATCCTTTCTGTTTTTACATAGCAGGAAAAGGAACCCAAATCGGAAAATCCCATATGCTTCGTGAACTCTGCGAAGAGATAATGAAGCAAAACAACATCGAACCAATCAATCGTACAGACCCCATGTATATCGTTCCGGAGAGTGACAAATTCTGGAATGGTTATGAAGGCCAAAACGTAATCATCTTTGATGACTTCATGAGAATAACACCAACTGAAGCTTCTGATAGTGATTGCGCTAGGCTCTGTTCTGCAAAAGGAGCAGCAACATGGGAAGTACCAAAAGCTTTCGAGACCAAAGGAATGGTTTCCGAAGCGAAGATTGTAGCATGTGCGTCTAACTTTGCCTATCCAAAATTTAACGGTATTGGAAAAGAATTGGTATGGTCAAGACGTAACATAGTCTTTGAAGTGACGGTGGACTTTACTGTTTACCAGAACTGCTCAGATTGTGCTCTCTTCAGCTTTGGATGCCCCCTTTGTGTTGAAATGAACAAAGGAAAATTTGCTGATAGAAAACATCTATCTTTTCAGCAAATAGACCCGGTACAAGAAATGCGAAAGATTGGTAATTTGGTTGATTATCCGACAATGAAAGCGAAAATTCTTCGGTGTGCGAGCGTTTTTCTTAAACAAGAAAATGAAAAATTCGAACAGACGATTATGGAGATGAAGACATACACACAAGATCCAAGATTTTGTGCAATAATGACTCCAGAAAGTACGATCGAAGCATTCAACAACGTTCTAACTGATGAAGAATTTACAGAAGCGATTGGTGAGGAGAATATTCCAAATAGTGCCCATCCATCGGCCTTTTGGAAAAATCTCGGTACATTCTTCCATCTCAACAAAGAGACCGAGCAAATCACCCCACCATCTTGTTTCCACGAACACTTTTACTCTGAGCTCATTGAGCCAACATACAACCCAACTGGTTATTATTGGCAACATTATGATAATGGTACAGACGAAACATATTACCTTTCCGAGGAACCATGTTGTGCGTATTGTAATTGGATAGCAATCGAAAAATCATTCTTCTCTAACCTTGTCGAAAAATACAAGAGTAAAGAAGTGGAGCTCCCAGAGGATTTCCCATTACGATTCAGACCAATAGAACAATTCACACGCGAATGTGACCAATTCAGAGAACAAGCATCAAGAGAAAGTTGGTTTGGAAAACATTCCGATCTTCTATCAGCTATAGGTATTGGCCTTTCAGTTGTGGCAGCTGTTTACACATTAAAACGGCTGTTTTACGACAAGAAGTCAGAACCAGAAGCCCCAGAACAACAGATCCCAACCAACATGGATGAAGCTCATCCAGCCTTGATGACAAGTGGAGACATAAAAACTCGTTTCCGTGCTCGCTTGAAGCAACCCAGGTTAACTCGTCCATTCAGAGGTCTTAAGGTAGCCCATCCATCCTTAGACACTGAGTATGATTCTTTGATTAAAACCTTTGAAGAATCGATCCTTGAGTTAACTACGAGAGAAAACAACCTCATTGTGCGTTCGGTTTCTGTGAATTCCCAGTTCTATGTCACCCAATTACATGCATTCGCCACTCTGATTGCACAATTGTCTGCTAAAATCTTAGGCGATTACCAATCTGGAGTGTTTTGCGATGGAGAATGCATTGATAGGAATGGCACAACCGAACACAGCGAAATCTGTAAAGAAAAGATAGGAATTCGACATCCTGTGGTCTTGAAAAAGACTTGTCGTGGTGGTCAAGCTTTGGAGAAAGAAATTTCTCTTTCAAGTTTCTTCGAAATGAACAAGCATACATTCGGAGTAGATGCTGGAGGTTCAGACCTCGTATCTTTCACCCTCGACATTGGCGATTTCACAACAAACAACATCTTGAGGTATGTGATATCTGAAACGAACAACCACATGAATAGTGATAATTTCATCATTTATGATCCTCACCGAATTGGAGAACAAGGAGAGGTCTACCCTGCTGAAAATGTCCAGCTTTCAATGGAGCATTTGACCTATGACAACAACGACGTCAGACTTTGGGCCCCAGGCCACAAGAATGTGTCAGTTTTAGTCAATGGCTACAAGTGCACCAACCCTAACCCCACAGGGATGAAAACAGCATGTGGAAGTGTTCTTATCGATAAAACAACCTGCCGAATCGTGGGAGTCATGAGCGCCTGCAATGGGACTTATGCATATTTTAACGCTTTGAGTAGCGAGATGATACGTGATAGCTTTGGATGGCACACAGATCATATAAAAGATGCACATGGTAAACTCGTTAAGTTGAGTGAAAAAGATTCAAAGAGAATCAATATCCCGGTAGAGCTCGAAACCAACGGTAGAGCAACCTCAAGCATGAATATCCATCACGCCACAAAAACAACTATTCAAAAGAGTAAATGTTTTGGTGTGTTTGGACCCGCCAAACGAATTCCGGCCAACCTCAGTCAAAATGGTGACCAGGGACAAATGGCTATCCGAAATGGATTAAAGAACTATGTCCCGCATATTCCCTTTCCGAGAAAAGATATTGAGCTTGCGATAGATGATGTGACGATCATGTTTAACAACAATTGCAAGCCTACAATAGAATTTCAAAGCAAGCGATCTCTTCAAGAAGCTGTGACTGGAATACCCGGCTATGTACCTAGGATAACTATGTCGACCGGCCCAGGTTTCCCCTGGTGCTGCTCTTCGGATAAGAAAAGGAAATCTGATTTACTATTCTTTGATGATAACGACATGTTAACCCAAGTTGATGCTGAATTCTACGATCAATTGAGGGATGAGGAAGAAAAAATGCGGAAAGGTGTTAAACCCTTTACCGTTTTCCAAATCTCGCTGAAAGATGAGCGTTTGCCTATCGAAAAGGTGAATAATGTACGGTTAATTCAGGGTAGCTCCCTGACACTAACGCTTTCTTCGCGCCGATACCTAATGGACTTCAACTTCGCCTTCCAGGAAAACAGATGCAAATTGGAACACTGCGTCGGGATAAACCCTTTCAGTCTTGATTGGGATGTTCTAGCCACAGAGCTAGTTCAATTCTCCCCGTTTATCTGTGTTGGCGATTACTCCAAATTCGGACCCCGGTTACTTAACAACTTTGTGACCGGAGCGTACGAAATCATGCACGATTGGTATCGCCAGTTTAATCCTCCTGAAGAAGATCAGATGGTAAGATTAATGCTTGGTGAGCGAGTTGTCAACTCGTTAAACATGTGCTATGACCAAATTATACAGTTACATTGTGGAAGCCCTTCGGGAGCTATGAACACTGTAATAGTTAATAGTCTGTGTAACATGCTTTATATCAGATGTGCGTGGATAGGAATCATGCGAAAAGCAAAACCGACTGTTTCTGGCCTCCACCACTTCAAGCAATATGTCAACTTTTATTGCTATGGCGATGATGTCATCTTCGCTGTCAAGCCTGAAATGATTGATTTGTTTAACAACCAAACAATCTCAGAATATTTTGCTGGATATGGCGTCAAATACACCGATGTCACGAAAGGAGAGCAAATGAGAAAGTTCTGTTCAATCGAAGAGGCTAGTTTTCTGAAGTGTGGATTCAAATTCTTTACAGAAACAACAATAGCACCCGGTGTTTGGCTGCCCCAACCAGATCTTGGGGATTTGTTCGACACAACAAATTGGGTGCGAAAACCAAAGGGTACCAACAGTGGTTCGGATGTCGAAAGTATACTTATCGACGCAGCCGTGTCTAATTGCGAGGACGCGGTGCGAAAAAGCTGGTTTCACGGACGAAAGACGTATGAAGCATTCCAGCATAATGTCCAGAACTATTGGAGAAATGCCCAGGGGGTACAGCGCTACCCAACTTACTATACTTACGAAGGTCTAGCTGAGGAATATTCTATTCCGCTTAGACTGCAAAACGAAGTAAAAGTTGGTGTTACCCCGTCCGATTTATCGGAAATGATCAATAAGCGTCATAAGGCTAACCCTCACGAAGGGCGTTGTTCTAGGAAGTGTTCGCACAACCAGAAGAATGGCGTTCTGAAATATTGCGAGGAAGCGACCGAAAGGGACTTATCCCTGCTTCGAGAAAACAAGAACTTTCTCGAGCGCAGTGGTATTGTTCTAGGTTACGATTTTGATCAAGCGCAAAAGATTGGCATCCGCCAAGCCAAGGCACGTGGTGTGGGTTCGAACCCCACAATTAACCTCATAGAACCAAAGCTAGCGGGAGCCGACGTGGTCCTGAAGTAAAACACAGGGCGATTACAACATAACAACACGAAAAAAAAG